ACGTCTGCGGAATTACGCCTAAGTTCTGCTAATGTAACAATTTGATTTGCCCATCCGTATAATCTTTTATTAAATATGTCTATATTGTAACCATTTAACCCGAGCATTTGATCAGACTCTACGTTATCACCGATATGTGTATCTGTAAGAGGGGTAATCATAGACTGTGTGCTATCGCCTTTTATCTTGCCTGTCGGTTTTCGGCGTTTGTATTTCTTTACTTCTTTATATGAAGGAGTAAATTTTTTAATTGAGTCTATAAGAAGATTTTCTTTAGCATCTTTTTTGATAGCTGCTTCTGCAACTTTCTTCCAATATCTAGATTCTGCCTTGTAAGTTTCTATTTTCTTAGCCAGTTTAACATGTGCTTCAGGTGTAAAATCTGTCTGCATATCTTCCATGTCTTCTGACTGTTGTTCATCGAGTAACTCTACTTCTCTATCGTACCACTTCTGTAATGTAGTTCTATGAACTGCTACACCCCATCTATCTTCTACCCATCTTGATAGAGCACTCCATGTCGC